GGAAGAATTCCCTTTGGTGAGCGGAGATCACACAAGTACTCGTACCACTCACGTGGTAACAGGAGTTTAGCAATGCGAAGTGAAATTGTATCACTAGCATTACTAAGATCTATAGTACAGGGCGAATTAACGCTCTTGTCTATAGAACCCTGACGAGCCAGAACCTGGTTTTTGACTTGAGAATCAAGATCAATACCCCAAGCTTTTAAACGTCGACGGATATATCCATCAACGCCTAATTGCATGTACACATTAAGTGTAGGTTCTATCGCGATAGGACGGTCTTTTCGAGCGTCCTTCCCGACCGTAGTTATACGATTTGAATCGACGACTTCGAATACGTTATCCCAAAACAGTGGCCAGTTTAACCTGGCATGCATTGGAATATCGTATCGACGGCGGTAGGAGTCTTCAAGGGCTCCCATCCACCGATCGTCGTTCAGAATCAAACTACGAGCGTGAGGTAGGCAACGAGCAGTAACATGATAAGGCCAGTCAGCGTATTTATCATACGTTGATACATGACCTTTTGATGTACTGGTGGTTGCTCCTGGCCCATGTCGAGCCGTCTTCGTCACTTGACTTGAATCAAGTTCGAGGGCTCCAAGTACGCGAGCACAAAAAGTGCGGGCGTGTTGGAACACCGAACCGCTCCTCAATAAATCTTGAGTGGCGGCGCGATGTCGTCGTGTATTGAATACACGACAGTCCTCTTCACCCGAAAGAACTGCGCCAATGGCTGCATCTCGACGAGATGCTTCATCGCCATCGAAGCGGAACTTTCGAATTAACGAAGACAACAGTATCCTGATCTCAACTTGATAAAGTTTGAGATCATCACCCGTAGAGTTTATACTCTGCAAACCCCACAGATCCCCGAGCTGAAGAACTTCGTTGAAATTCCTGTGTCGTATTATACGACGCAGTTTCAACAAGTCTTCCCCGGAGAGATACTGTGTAAAGCTGTCAACGACAGCTTTTAAGACGTGCCAAGGGTAATCCTTTGACACGCGCACCCGCTGCTTACGCAGGGAGGTACGCAACTGACGCATGGAGTGAGACTTATATTTCATAAGTTCATCCTTTCGTTGAAGATTAATTACTAATCTACGGACTTTGTTCTGCGGGATCTGATATAAAGTATCAGAGACCGGATAGATTCAAAGACCGCCACTACTAGAGGAGCTAGCCGTTTCATGGCTAGATCTCCAGAGTGT